GCAGTATTTCACGGTAAACCTGATCCTAACCAACTTGCTGATCCACACCCACACGAATCATACAACTTAAAACTGATAGAATGGGTCAAAAACCATTGGAAATAAAGGGTGTTCTCCTTTTGTTCTCCTAAATATATTAAAAAAGTCGCATAAAATAAGGGTTTTTAGTGCTTGACTTTAGGGTCAATCTCCTATAATATAAGAGTATATGAAAAAAACAATTACTAACACTAACAAAGAGGTAAAACACTATGTCTAAAATAAAAGATTACATTGTATCATCAGTTGAAAATGCAGTTGATAAAGTTATTAAACAATATACTCAAAACCTAATTAATCTAAAAGACGCAGTTGATAAAATATGTGGTTTAGATAACATTGAAATGGTTGTAGAAAAACACCTTGTTGAAGAAATGTTAATTATAGAAAAAGAAGATTATTGGAAAAAAGCAAATGCTGAAGGGAGATCAAAATAATGCCAAAATTAAATCAAAAAGAAATGAAAGGTATCTGGTCAGAATTTGCTGAAGAAGAATTATTAAACAATATGCCAAAAGAAGATAAGACTTTTAATGTATGTTATTTAAGAGAGTATATGGATCCTGAACATCAAGGTGATTTCTTTTATGCTTACGAAACTATATACAGAAATGTACCTGAAAAGTACAGATCAAAATTTGATACTCAAAAAATGAGAATGAAAATATTAAAACATTGTGATTGGAACTATAAAGAAACAGCAACTAACTTTGCTAATTCTACAAGAATTGAATTGATAGATGAAAAACAATACTATCAAACATATGAAGATGTATTCGGTGAAACCGCTATGAATGATAAACATATGTTTAACGATTATGGTCAACAATGGGATACTAGACAATCGTTTAGAAAAGATTTTAATCCTGAAATGACAAAAAGTAAAGTGTTATTTCATAACGGTAAGAAAGTGAACTAATGAAATATAACGAAGATAAAATAATCAAAGAAATATCAGATTACATAAAATCAACTTATGGTGAACATTATAGTACCACTAAAGATGGTTTTCAAGTACAAGATATGCTAAGACAACTAGGCATTGATAAAGATTTTTGCCAGGCAAATGCAATTAAGTATCTATGTAGATACGGCAAAAAACAAGGCAAGAATAGAAAAGATTTATTAAAAGCAATTCACTATATCATATTGCTAATGAGTAGTGAGAACAAATAGGAGGACTAATATGGCAAAACTACAAACAGATGTAACCTATTTCAAAGATGATGTAGGTAAAAATCTATACAGAAAGAAAACTTATTATACACTTGTGGTAGAACAAGATGTATTAGCAAAAGATAAAGACGAGGCAGATCAAAAGTTTTTAGATCACGGTGGTATTAAACATAGTGCTGTTAATAAAGATATTACAGACGCTAACGAAGGTGTTGAAACTTATGTTGTTGACGCTAATTATTCAGATTCAGAAACAACACAATACCTTGGTAAAGTTAAATATGATACTGATACTTACAATCAAACTTTAGAAGAGGCAATGGAGTCCGAAGATATACACATAGATACTTGGGCAGATGAAGACGAACCTCATCAATTAACTAAAATTAAATTAGTAATGACACCTGAAGAAGAAGATAAGAATGCTGGTGTTGTTAGAGATAGTGATGGCAATGCTATTGGAATAGAGTCAATGTATGGCACAAAAGAAGAGTCAGACGTTGATGTTGCTTTAAATTTACAGGCAGAATCACAAAGAGGTAAGTAATGGCAATATCAGATTACTCATCACACGACTGGAGAAAACATACTGATAACGCAGTTGTAGTTGATAAGAATAAGGCAATGCTTAAAGTCAATGAGTGTAAAGTATATTTTACGGATCCTAAAGACCTAAAAGATTACGAAGTTGACCTATCCAGATTAATTAGAGTTTTTGTAAACAATATAACAGATCATAGAAGGAGTGTAAAATAATGGCGTTAGAATTTTTTATCTTATGTTTTTTCATTGTTATGGGTGCTACAGCAATTGTATATTCGGTAGAGATTTATACCTACCTATCCTTTGTTTTAGGTGCAGTAATGAAAGATATTAAGAACTTTATTAATACAACTTTAGGTAGAAAATAATGAGTGATGTACTAGTCGTGGACGACCTGAATCGTCAATCCTCGGTCATCCTCGGACGATTATTTAGTACAAAATCGTTGATTTTACTAGGTTTTTATAGGCTTGACAAAAACATTGAATTATGTTAATATTAAACAATAACCAAGGAGAAATATAATATATGTCATTTAAATACGATAAAGATAACTTGTTTAAAGAGTTTAAAGTTGCAACCGATAAAGATGTTGCGTTATCCAAAAGAGAAACTTTAGAAGAAAAAGAAAACGATATTTACAAAAATAGAATACAATTTATGAGAGAACATATTGCTCTCAAAAAAGAACATCCAGAGTATTATTCAGAATTAGATATTAATTTTGATAAACTATTAGATACTTACTTAATGCCAGATCCTAGGGATGCTTTTTATAAAAAGATATTCGGCAGATCATTTGAAGAAGTAAGAGCAGAATCCAGACCGCAATCAGTTAATGACTAAAAAAATCAAAGAAACATATAAGTCTATTACTAGACCGTCTTTTACAAAAACTTTAAAAGGTTTTGATCTACCTAATTTGCAGTTAGATATAAACGGTCTACCAAGAAATTCTATACCAACAAGTGATAGAATCCCAGGCGCTTGTGTAAAGAGAACTTTACCTAAAGTAAAAATGCCTGAAGGTAAAACTATCGGTATCGCTTACAACAAAGGTAATTATCAAGTTGTTGACGCTGCCGACTTCAAAACTATGGGGAGGAAAGTGTGAAGAAAATAATGTTAATATTATTCATAGCTGCCTGTTTTGTTTTTCAATCTTATGCTGAGTCATTAGCAGATGAAAAGAAAACGGTAACACCACAAGAGTTTGTTACGGCAGTTAGTGAAGTACCTAGTAAAATAGGTAACTTTGTTAAAAATGAAGTTGAGAAAACCAAAGAGTATCAGAAAAATAGTTGGGACAATGCTAAGAAAAAATGGCCTTGGAACAAAATATTTAAAGGTGATAACAATGGTTAATGATTTTGTTTGTACAAGTGCCAATGATGGCACACATTTGTTCAGACCTGTTTCTGCTAAAGCACATACGTTTTGGCAGAACCAGAACTTTAACAAGTTTGTAATTGATAACAACGAAGATTATTATATAGTTAAAAGTGTTGACGCAGGAAAAATTTGTGATGAGATTAGAAAAAATAATATGGATTTTACTAGTTAGTTTATTGCTAACTAATTGTGCTAATATAAACAGATCCGAAGTCGGTGCTGTTTTAGGTACAACTACGACCACCGCTAGTTGTGTTACTTTAGGGATTGAAAATCCTTATGCTATTGCTGGTTGTGCTGTTGTAGGTGCATTTGCTGGGGCAGAAATTATGTACAAATCAGATTATGATGTACACAATGCTGTATTCGTAGATCATTTAAATAATAGTCCTACAACACAAAGTTATACAAATTGGTATAATCAAAAGACAGGTAATTCAGGTATTATAAAAGTTACTAAATCATACCAAGAAGGACCTTTTAAGTGTAAAGATTATGACGCTACAATTGATATATCAAATCAATGGCCGTTAATCGGTATTGGTGGTGTGAATAGAAAAGTAGTATTTGGAACTGCTTGTCAGTTACCAGATGGAAGATGGATTGAAAAAGGATGAAAGACTTAATTAAACAATATTTGTGGATATTATTTCTAGCTGCAATATTATTATTATGTGGTGTTGCAGTTGCAGATGAAAAAATATTACATAGCAAAATAGTATCAATACAACCTGAAAAAACAGATGGTCAGTATTGTTTTATTAAAGTAATTATAAAACAAGAAGGTGATAGTATTGTTAAAGAAGAAATTTTGGAGTGTGCTGATGGTAAAAAAGGCATAGAAACACCTGGTTATTGGGAGTTATTTGCTCAATTTTATTACCGTGATGTGTCAACTCCAGAATATTGCCGATATTATACTCGGCCAGAACACGCTTTAAAGTCGTTCGGTAAGGTGTGTTTAAAAGTGAACGGTGAATGGGAGGTACAATGATTAAAAATTTAATCATTATCGCTCTAGTTGCTATTGTTGTAACTGAAACAAGCGTTGGATTTACTGATATTTTAAACTATATTAGTATGGGGCTTGACAAATTACAAGAAATAGTATATAGTATGAAAAGGAGTGTGTAAAATATATGATGAAACAACTAAAGATTGTATCAATGCTGGCTGCAGGTTTAATGCTTGCTAATTGTGCTGGTACATACAATATCAAATCAGAAAAAGGTAATGTCGTTGACAAAGTACCACAATGGTATATGGCAGACATTAACGATTCTAAGGCGTGTGATAAGAAAATCTTTGGCAAAGACAAAGATAAAGTTTGTATCTACGGTGTAGGTACGGCAGTATCGCCAGACTTAAACCTTGCAATAGAGAAGGCAAAAATGCTTGCAAAAGCTGAACTTGCTGATATTATTAAAGGTGAAATGAACAAAGAATCAAAACAATTTATTACTGAACTTGGTAAAACAGAAACCAAGACAATAGTAAGTGAAGTTGAATCTGTTCTAGTCAATGTTATTAAGGATACTAAAGTTAGAGGATATGAAATCTTTGAACAAGATGTAACCTTAACAAAGAATGGTTATTATCGTGCTTGGATAGGTTTAAGACTTCCAATGGGTGAGTTTAACAAAATGTATAACTTCACTATTGAGGAGGCTGTTGACGCCTACAACCTTAAATCAAAGGCGCAAATCGCCTATGAAAACCTAGTAGGTAACAAAGATGAAAATAGTAATATACAGCAAAACTAATTGCGTTTATTGTACCAAGGCCAAGAACTTGGTGAAAAACCTTGGCCTTGAATACACAGAAAAAAGTTTAGAAAAAGATTTTGGGTCAGACCCTAGTAAGATGTTAGAAGATATTGGTAAACCAGTAAGACAAATGCCACAAATTAAAATAGATGATGAGTTAATCGGTGGATATAATCAACTTGTAGAATATTTTGAAAAACAAGGGAAAGTAAATTTTAAAGGTGAGATTAAGTAATTCAATGGCAGATGACAAAGTAATACCATTTCCTACTGATAGGATTGTTAATCAAAGAACTAAACAACTTGATGAACAAAGAAAAAAAATGGGTGAAAAAGTTGCCAAACAAATTCAACAACAACAAACTAAAAAATTTGTTGAAGGTGCTGTTGATGATATTAGTATGAATTTATTAAAAGCATTTGTAGATTTAGCAATGAAAACAAATGAACCTGCTTTTACAAAAGACTTAGCACTATTAGTTGATGTAATGAGAGGTATGATTTATAGAGATTTTAAACTACCACATCCTGCTCAGAAACTTGCAGATAAAATGGTAGAACTAAAAACAAATAGGGCAGGTACCGTGTCAGCAAAATTAAACTATGCTAATGTGTTAGATACATCTATTAAAACTAGTAGACCTATACCTACTGAAGTTAAAAACGAATTAAAGGACATTAATGATTCATCAATTCAATTTGATCCTGATGGAGACCTTAATGACTAAAAGAATTGCACAAGCAATCGCCGTGTCTGGTTGTAAAATTGACAGAAAGAGAGGGTTAAACAATAATGTTTAATTTTTTATTTAATAATAAAGGAGAAGATACAATGGCAAGAGCTAAACTATCTAAAACAGCAAAAGTGAGAAATCTTTTTGCAACAGGCGTAGATGTTTCTTGGAAAACTTTAAGAAACAGATTCGACCTTCAATCGCCAGCTGCAATGGTTGGTAAATTAAGAAACGAAGGAATGATGATCTATGAAAATAGAACATCTAAAGGTGTTTCTTATAGAGTTGGTACACCATCAAAAGCGATTATCGCTGCTGGTATCAACAAAGTGTTCGGTAAGCAAGTTGCTTACTCAGCATAATATTTAAATGACAAGTGGTGGCGAGAAATCGCCACTACTACAATCTTATGACAGAATTTAGTAACGGAATATTTAAAGTAATCGCAAGTACAAGTGCTGGTAGAGCATTAGTATATACATTAGGACATATCATAATTGCTATGAGTGTTGTAAGTGTGGTTACAGGTGCTAGTCTGTGGGAGGCAGGTATTGTTGCATTATTAGAACCTACTATCAATGGTATCTGGTATTATTTTTTAGATAAACTATGGAGTAAATATGTCAAGTAGAAAAACATTAAAGTCAGTAGATATAAAAGTACCTAACGGTGTAAAGGTTACCGTAAATAATAAAAATATTAGAGTTAAACAATTAGAAAATGATATTGAAGCACTTGAAAGAACAAACAAGTGGTTTAAAAAACAAATTGAACCACACGATTGTGGTTGGATGTATACCACAATAGATGGTATAAAACATAGAATTAAAGTTTTAAAAGACGAACTAAAAGGCAAGAAGTCTAAACATTGGGCGGAGTATCTATAATGGATTTTGCACACGGATTATTATTAGGTATATTTGGTTGTTTAGCAACCTTTGTAGGTTTTTTTATTGCATATCTAGTTATTGCTAGAAATCATAAAAAAGAAAATAAAAAGAAAAATAAAGTTTATTCTTCTGTTGAAGATTCATTGAGAAAATTAAATGTCAAATTCAGCGACACAGAATAAAATTAAAAAATCAGAATATCAAAACTATGCTGATTGTATTAGAAGTGACCAGGTATCAGCACCTGAAGTCGTTGAATTATTTGAAGACAAAGCATTTTATAAATGGTATAAAAAGAAATATTTAAATGATACTAGTAGACCTTAATCAAGTTTTAATATCAAATCTTATGGCACAGATAAGAGGTAAGGCAGATGTTAAACCTAATAAAGAAATGATTAGGCATATGGTGTTGAACTCATTAAGAGGTTTCAATGTCAAATTTAGGGAAGAGTTTGGTGATTTAGTATTATGTTCAGACGCTGGTGATCCTTGGCGTAGAGAGTTTTTTCCTAATTACAAATACAGCAGAAAACAGGCACGACAGGACGGTCCATTTGATTGGGACGAGATATTTAATATC